CTTGGACACCCATGGCCGAACATTTGGGAGCTGGAGGCGCCGACCCTTACAATAGGGACCGTGGTGTTGACGGACGGGGTTCCAACGGTGCTATCCATTACAGTACCAAGTCCAATACCAGCGATTTGCCAAACAACGAATATATATGTGAGTATATAGACCGACCAAGCAAGGTTGAACTGTTTTTTGAGGACGTGATCATGTCGATGGTCTATTTTTCGATGCCCATATTGGGTGAGCTTTCCAACGAGGCTTTTTTAACGTATTTGGTAGATAGGGGCTACAGGCATTATAGTTTGAACAACCCTTTTAAAAAATGGCACGAATTGAGCCCAACAGAAAAGAAACTGGGAGGCGTGCCACCACAAGGGAACACTATTGCCGATGGCCAGATGTACGCGATGCTTGCCTATATAGAGGACCATGTTGGCATTGCCGACACCAATACCCATAGACCTATTGGAACCATGGGAAACATGGTGTTCAACAGGACATTGACCCAATGGAAGGATGTGGATTTAAAGAACAGGACCAAATATGATGCCTACATTTCCAGTAGTCTCTCACGTTTGGCCAACCAAAAAATAGCAATCAAAAAACCCGAAAACAGGGAGAAGCGACGCAACCCTTTTCAGCAATACGACAACAGTGGAACATTATCTAAAGCAATGTAATTATGGAAAAGAAAATATTTAGCCCCGACCCATTGGCCACATGGGAAGAAAAGAAAAAGACCGAATATGGTCTATCTTATGCGTACCTCATCAGCAAGGAGTGGTTCAATGGCGGTATGATCACCGACAATAGCCAATACGGCAATAGGCGCGATTGGATCATCAATAAGCGTTTATTGGTAAGGGGCAAACAGGACACCAAAAAATATAAGGAGCACATATCAAGACAGGATGGTGATTTGACCTATCTTAATCTGGACTGGAGACCACTTAACAGTTTGGGGAAATATTGCAACCTTGTTTCCAATGGCATCAATGATAACAATTACAATCTGGATATTAGGGCCAATGATCGTTTGACCGTACAGCGCAGGAAAGACCAGATGGCCGAGCATAGGAACACTATGAGATCAATGCCGTTGTTGAAAAAGGTAAAAGAACAATTGGGATTGGATTTAATACCAAAGGGGTTTATCCCGGAGGATGAAGAAGAACTGCGTTTGTATTCCGAGATCAAGGACCGACCAAAGATTGAGATTGCCGAGGAAATCACCATCAATTATATTAAAAACACCAACAACTATGATTACATTGAAAAGAGAAAGAACAAGGATTTGGTGGAAATTGGTATATCGGCAGGTAGAACTTGGACCGATCCTGTAGAGGGCATTAAACTGGATTATGTGGACCCCGAATATTTGGTGCATAGCCATGTGAACAAAAATGATTTTAGCGATGCCACCTACTTTGGTTATATTGAATCGGTCACTTTGGATGACATCAAACGCGAAAGCGGTATGGATGATGAAGACCTGCGGAAGATTGCCAAATATTATGGTGCCGCCAACAAAGGCAATGTTATTTACGAGACCACCGATATTAGGGATTTATTATCGTTTAAGGCCGATGTTTTACGCTTTACCTTTAAAACCAGTAAGACCACGGTTTATAAAGCCAAAAAACGGGACGGCAAAACCATAAAGATCACTACAAAGGATGAAAGTTATAATCCGCCAGAGCGCAGTGATTATGGCAGATTGTCCAGTACCAGGGGCACTTGGATGGAAGGCAGTTTTATTGTGGGCACCGAAACCGTTTACAACTATAAAGAGTGTGAGCATATTGTACGTGACGAACAGAACAAGCCCATGTCCCCATTTATTGTTAGGGCCACCAACATCTATAAAAACGAATTGCACAGTTTCTTGGACGATCTGGAGCCAGTGGATGACCAGATACAGTACATTAACCTGAAGACCCAACATTTGATTGCGGAACTGAAGCCCGACCTTATTGTCATCAATGAGGATGCTTTGGCCGATTTATCGGGTTCGGGCGATAAGGCAAAGATGTGGAACGAGACCCTGAATTTATTGAACGTTAAAGGTGTTGTTGTGGAAAAAGCCGTCGATATGGGCGAAATGGGCGTTGGCACCAAGCAGGCCGCTCGTCCCGCTTCCAACCAACAAGGTTCGGCTTTGGCCGCATTGTTCAATGCCTGGGCAAAATACGAGGCCGAAATGCGAAACGTAAGCGGTATCAATCCTGCAAGGGACGGCAGTTTGCCACATGATGCCCTATTAGGTATCAACCAAATGGCACAGTTGGCCAGTAATACCGTGACCCAACATATTGTGGATTCCGCAACGGAATTCAACAAGCGTTTTTGTGAGACCATTTCGGCTAGGGTACACAATATCTTCAGGAGCAAGGACCCCAATAGCAATCCATTGAAAAAACTCTATGAAAGAGCTGTTGGAAACCAAAATATCGAGGCTTTGGAAGTGATGAAGGATAGGCATTTGCACGACTTTGGGTTTACCGTAAATATGGTCCCAACCCAAAAAGAGATACAGGAATTCAAGGAAGACTTGGCTTTATCGTTACAGGACGGCAGTATTGATGTTGAAATCAAGAGTGAGGCCCAACAGATTGCCAAGACCAGTTTAAAATTGGCGAGCCAATATTTGTTCTACATGCGCAAAAAACGAAGAAAGGAAATGCTGGAGGAAGAAGCCAAGCGTGTTCAAATGAAAAGTCAGGGCGATATGCAGGCCGCACAATCGGCAGCACAAAGTCAGGCACAAGCCTACCAGTTCAAGAAAAAGGCCGATCTGCAATACGAGGCACAGTTGGCACAGATTGATGTCATGAAAACACAGGCCATCCAGCAAATTGAAGCGCCGATAAAAGAACAGGAATTCAGGCAGGATGTATTTTTAAAACAATTGGAAACCATTGGTACCTTTAAAAAGCTGGAATATCAGGAAAATAGAAAGGATGATAGGGTTGACAAACAGAGCACGCAGCAATCCAAAATGATATACCAACGCAAAAAAGAGGACGCCTCCCCTATTGATTTTGAGAACGGCGACATATTTGGTGATATTTTTAATATGAATTAATAATATTTTTAGTATATTTGGGATTCTCCAACTAGGAGGTTAGTTAATTTCATAGGAATGATTAATGGCACCAAACCCTTGCTTCGGCAGGGGTTTTTTGTTTTGAAATATGAAATATTAGGATTATTGATATAAATTGTTTGTAGTATAGATAAAAAGTATTAGATTTGTCTAATCAATAGATTTTATCAATACTGACTTATGGGAATAGAAGTAGATTTTAGCGAAGAAGGACAACAGGACTTTAAGCCTTTGGAGGCCAAAGCAACAGAAACTCAACAAGAGGTTAAAGCGCCAATTATAGAGGATCAAAAACCGCTTCACGAGATTTTTAAACCCTTAGAAGGCAAAGACACCAAAAACCCTGTTGAAAAAACAGCCGTGGAACTTACCGAAGAACAGGTAACGGCCTATCTCAAATCAAAATATCAGGACAGGCAGTTTGAAAAACTGGACGATCTGTTAAAACCACAGGAGACCATTAAGGAAGTTGAAAAGGTGGTCGATCCTTGGGAAGATGTTATTGATGATGAGGACAAGGCTTACCTTAATTATAAAAGGGAAACCGGTAGGACACGGAAGGAATTTGAGTTTTTGAGCCAAGATTTTGCAAAGATATCACCGCTTGATCTGGCTATTGAACGCGTAAGAAAAGACACAGGTCTCAACACATTATCCAAAGATAAGGCCGTTGCTTATCTGGAAAGCAAATTGAATATTGATTTAAGCACGGACGAGCTTGACAGTGTAGGCGAAATAGAATTGAACAGCTATGCCAAGCCTTATCGGGAAAGTCTTGAAGCGGAGAAGGAAAAGTACAGAACACCTTTGGAAAACGCTATCAAGGCCAAAGAAAATTTACCAAAAGAAGAATACGTCGAACTGTCAAATGGCGAAAAAATGCCAAAGACCAAATACGACGACTTATTACAACGACGCAATAAATACGTAGAAGACATTACAAAGGCCGTGAACAGTGTTGCGGCTTCGGACTTTAAAGTAACTATTGACGACAACGGCGAAAAGCGCACATTGGATTTTAAGTATGATTATTCACAGGACGATAAGCAGAGCATGTTATCGGAAGCCAAGGATATTGATGCCACAATCGCCAAGCGCTATAAAGCCAACGATCAATTTAACCATCAAGGGCTTGCAGAAGCCATGTGGTGGGGCGACAAAGCAAATCAACAAAAAGTTATATCGGCAGCCGTCAATCAAGCATTGGCAACCTTCATAGAAGAACAGGCCGCTAGGGACAACAACGAGACCTTTGCACCACGCCCATTACAATCTGTAAAGAACGGAAAAGAAGGTTACGGCGATTTA